ACCGCCGAGAGCAACAATATCAGCAAGTTGTGGTTTAGCAGGTGTGATGTTTGTTTTGAATCGTGCATCAGAAGGGGGAACAACTGTTGCCGTAACTGTGCCGCTATACGAAGCACTTCCATCTGCATTAATTCTAGATGTGGCTAGTGCACTACCTACTTGGTATCCAGTCCAGATTGCATTATTGCCAGTTGTTTTTGCTGCTCTAACAGTTCCAGTAGTATCTATTCGGCAACCATCCGCAGTACCACTAGCAGGATTTCCTCCAGCTTGGTAATTACCATTAATAGTAATATTGCCATTAGAACTTTTTATTGTTACATCGCTGCCTATCTCAACGTCGCCATTAAAAGTAGCGGTGAGGTTGCTGGCAAGTGTTAGTATTCCCGCAGTTGATGTGCTGCCTGTGACCCATGCACTATCACTTGTTAATGCAACAGTTCCGCCGTTATTTGGGAAGTTAAAGATTCGATTTGAAGCAAGGGTGTTAAACCTTAAAGATCCATAGAAAGTTTGAGCAGTATTGTAGAATCTGTAGTCATTGTTATTGGCGCTTGACTTAAAATTAATAGCAGCAGTTGCACCAGACACCATGTTTAACGTACCAGTGGACGATATTGTGTTTCCATCAATAGTCAGGTTGTCAACTTCAATAGAAGCAAACTCAGCCGAACCATCATAATTTAATAGGGCGTTAGCTGTATTGTTTTGATCAGCAATTACTATACCTTTAGAGGCAGAGTTTATTCGGACAGCTCCGTTTGCGCCATCTCCAATTCTGTTAAATTCTGCAAAGCCATTGGGACTGAGAAATGACTGTTGAGTTCCATTAGTTGAAAGAATGTTTGAGACCGCTGTGATTTTGCCGTTACTATTCAGCTCAATAACCCCTCCGCCAATCTCTACGGAGCCAGCAAACTCAGCGGAGCCATCAGCAAGAATCCGACTGGTGTAACCGCTTACTGCTGTTTGCTTGCCTGTCCAAAGGCTATTCGTTCCACTACGTGAAGCATAGATTTGTCCGTTTGCATAGACATGAATTCCATCGTTTGACGTTACAGTATTAATTGCATTGGGCACCTTAATATCACCAGCAAACTCAGCGGAGCCATCACTACTGTTCAGCTCAATATTAGGCGCTGAAGGCAAGGTGCCGCCGATTGATACGGAGCCCGCAAACTCAGCCGATCCAGTACCGTAGATCCGACTAATAACAGTGCCGCTTGTGCTATACCCTTTGAATATAGGATTGCCATCAGTGTCATTACGTTTTAGACTCAAAGTGCCTAATCTAATGTCAGCACCAGAATCAGCAGAAGTGACATTAGTGGAGTCGAAGGTTCCAAAACGATAAGTGGAACCAGCAAATTCTGCCGAGCCATTGCTTGCATTAAGCACAATGTTGCTGGTGCCTAGTGTCAGGTCACCCGTCATATTGTCGCCCGTCAGATTGACCGCTCCAACGTCAGCCGCATCTAGAACAACAACACCAGTTTTTGTGTTGACTGATTGAACGGGAACCTCTGCTGATGTTATGTAATTTTCATCGTTTGTTAATTCTGAAATGTTGTCTCCCGGTTGTAACGCTGAATCCGCCAACGCCCCTTGCGCAGTTGTTGCCGCTCCAACGTCAGCGGCACCTAGAACAACAGCTCCGGTGTAGCCATTAACCGATGAAACTGGTGATGCGGGGGTAGCGAGTTCTTGCCAGTCGCCAATGCTGCTCCCACCATCAGAAATTAAGACGAACGTTGATGATAAATCAGTTCTTATGCACCAATCTCCCCTTTCGCCGCTCAATAGCAGCATTGCCGCTTGGTTAGCCGCAGGGCCGAGATACTCAGAAACTGCTAACGACGGCAGTTGAGACGTGGGAACCTTCCCGCCTACCAGATCGGCTTTTGTATTTAACGCATTCTGCGTAGCTGTTGAAATGGGCTTATTTAGATCTGACGTGTTATCAACATTACCTAGGCCGATATTAGCTTTTGTCAGTGTGACTACGCCTGACTGCCCATTGACGCTGGTGACTGCTCCAATATCTATCCAGCTGCTGCCGCTATAAATACTCAGAGTACGGGTGCTGGGTTTCACCCACGCCGTCTGCCTTGCTGGCGTGGCTGGCGCTGTTTCACTGACACGAACGCCACCAACCTGCTGGATGTCACCGTTCGTGTCACGACAAGAGAGAAACGCACCAGCTGCATTGAAATTGAGAGAAATCTCGCCGTTGCCTAGCTGGTTTGCGGTAGGACGACGATCTGCAACGCTACTGTTTTTGAGAATCAGCTGTACTGCCATGACTATTCAGTCAAAAGAACACGGACATTCGCCGCACTGTTACTTTAGCTAGCTGCTCTATTAGAAAATAACATCTTCTCCAATGATACGACCCGTCGTCACGTCGCATCCTTTCTTGTATCCGCGCAGTTTGATGTTCAATTCTGACCATAAGCCAACACTAGTAGTCCGATCATCGTCCTGCCCGGCTTCGCCTACATTCGATGGGACATAACCAGCGAGACTGGGAATGTCTCCACTTCCGGCTTTGCGGAAAAAGCTATTAAACTCGGTATTCTGGCCTTCATCAGAGTATGTGGTGAATTTTCCATAGTCTGCGAATCCAATGCCGCGAGTATATTTTGTATCATCACCATCATTGTTGGTATATGCGCCATTGTATTTTCCAAACTTACCTTCAAAACCTCCGCTAACGGTTGATCCGGGGACATTTGTTATGTTCGTTTGATTGAATTGCCTTTTGCCATGTGGCTCAATACGATCCACTAATCCATCAACGAAACGGTTAAAAGCTGGGCCTATAGTCTTCCATCCATCGTTGCTGGCAGTGCCATCGCTGGTTGCAACTTGGTTGCTGTTATTTAGTAAAGTCCAGTTATTCCAGGGTTGGTTTGAATCGAAAAATAGGCCGTCATTACTTCTTTCGTTTCTGCTACCCAGTACAATCCGTGACACTGTATTACCGTTTTGACAGCTGAATACCGATACTGAATGTCCTGTAAATCGATAAGTTGCGGGAGTAGCTATATCCGATTGTCTAAATCTTATTTTGCCAAAATCGTAAGTACCTCCGCCAGGCGCGTCTACAGTGCCGCTATTACTTCCACCTGATAGTTTTACGTTGCCACATAACCTGATTCCATCTGCGGTGACCTCTTTGCTTGAGTACAACCCAATAAGGGATCTTTTATTTGCCACCCCGCCTACAACAGATGGGTCACATGGCTGCATTGCCCCGAACGCACAATTCTGCACCGTTCCTCCAGCCCTAAACGTGATCGCATTTTCCTGTCTCATTCCATAGATCAGGTACACAGTATCAGAGGTAGTAAAATTACGTGCGGCAAATGAACGGAATAAATAATTCAATGCTTCGTCAGGAGTGTTAGTCGCTGGCGTTCTCCACTCGCTAACAGGAACCTCGGCTAAACCATACTCAGCCCGAGTAGGATAGTCACTGTCAGGAAAAGTAGACAACATCGTGTCAACAATACCGAGCCACGAAACACCTGTTACAATGCCTTCTTGCTCGAAATCAAGCCTAGTAGGTATTGTTCTGATTAGCAAGGAATCTTGATTTTGCCTTACGCGGGATGCTTCAAAGGTTGTAGGAAAAGTTGGCTGTTTTGTTGGATCGGTATAGTTGCTATAAGTTACACCATTTTCACCAAGGAACGGTGTTGAGCCGCCTAATTTGGCGTCGTTTAAGTATACCCCTTTCGTCCCATCAGGAGCAACCGTGTTGTAATCCCATGCCCTAATTTTAGCTTTAGTCGTGAACGTGCATCTTTTTCGGCTGTAAAGACCAGGCCCAATGCGGTATTCTACGTTGACGCTAGGCGAAAATAGTGTTGCTACAAAATCTGCCGCAATGTCTAGCCGTGTAATAGCTTGGCTTGCTGTCGTAGGTGGCGCATTAAGTGCATCCTCAACTGTCGTAACATCGTTTCCATTAAGTGGATCAACGTAAATGAATTGCGTACCCGAGGAAGGGGCAGAGAGCAGGCCATTCTCTTTCTTCCAGTAATTCAGCGCCTTGATCGTGACGACTTCAGGCTCTGCACTAATAGAAGCATCAAGCTCTGAATCGTTGTTGCCGGTAATTGTTGAACCTTCACGCAACGAAACTGCATCGGCTAGCTGCACAACGCCAAGTTTTTCGGTAGTGCCTTGTGAGCTACTAGAGAATGTAGCTGATCCAGTGACTGTTAAATCACCAACCGTGATGCTCGATGCAGAAAGCCCATTCGGAAAATCGGTTGTCTGAAAATCATCGATGGTTGCACTATCTATGGATTCAATAGATATAGTTGCGCCGGTTTCTACATTCTCTAGCCCGCGGGGTGTAACGTTGAACCCTTCTTCATTGCTGCCTTGAGGAACAACGCGACCGCCAAATTCGTTCGTAAAGTAGTAGGTAAATTTATTCTGCGCTCCTAGAGTTTTTTGTGCGGCAGGTAGAGCCTTGCTGTAATTTAGATAGCCTGTCCATTCCCAGGCATGGCCATACAGTCGCAAAACACTGGGACGCCTAAACTCAACGGCCCAATTACCTAAGCCTGTTGCCGCTCCACCGCTAGGGGTTCCTGTTAATTGGCTGTTGGGGTCCAACTCCCGATCATCTTCTGCCCTTGGAACCAGCGAGCTTCTCGTGTCACCAGTGCTAAATCCCAACGCTTTTAGAAACGCAGAGACTCCCTGATAGTCAGTTGCTGATTCGTATTGAGTGCGAACCTCAGTGTTAGTAGTCCATTCTGTTGTCCAATTGATGCCTAACGTTGTGCTATTTGCATCGGAACTCGTATCAGTATCTAAGACCAAGATTGGGGCAGCAGATCTTCTGTCATCTTCTGCCCGATAGTCGTCGCTCATGTGGACATAGATCTCGCCCCATGAATCTGAATCAGGGTTGGAACCTGATGCTGTTTGAGTTTTTAGAGCTTGGTAATGCTTGTTGTTGTGCTTGACAACCGTTCCAACTCGGTAATAGTCACCGGCTATGTAGTTTACATTTGGGGCAGCTCTACTCAACGTGATTTCTGCCGCTGTAGCAACCCCAGTAGCCGAGCCTTTGCCAGCGATGCCAACAATAAGAGTTTCGATGCCTGCTTTCGTCAGCTCTCTTGAAATGTCTCCACCGGCTCGTGCAGGATCCGTCTGAATAACAAAATTTTGCTCAGGGATTCTTGCGTCGGAAGTGTTCGCCAGTTGCAACGAGACGCGGCGTTCACCAGGAGTACGAGTATCAGCGAGTCGCCTGACATACACTCGTTTGCCGACCGCAAGACTGACGCCAGTTTCTGGGTTATTGCTTACTGGCGTACCTGTGTCTGATTCCGTCAAAGCACCGCTTACGTTGATTTCTTTTGGTGTGCCTTCAGACCATGCCGATGCTGTTAGCGATGTTTGCCAGTCATCACCGACAGGATTCTCTACCCAAATACGGGTGCCAGATTTGAGGCTGTAGTCGTCTTTATACAGGATGGCAGGTGTTGTTGTGCTCTCGCTAGTAACCTCAAGACCGTTTTCTAACGTGATTTGATTTGTGGTGACAGATGCAACCACACCTAAGAAAATACGGCGAATGTTGTTTGTCTTTTCACCAAGATTTAGCGGGACGTTTATATTTGCAACTGTCCAATTTTCATCTTGAGGGAACGCAAAGTTTTTGTATCCTTTACTCAGCGCACTGCAACCTCCAAAAGACGAATTGCTGTTGGTAATTGTTACCTCTCCACCTAAATCTGTGAAGTGGTGAATCCCGTGTCCAATGGCAAAAACTGAGACTTCTTGGATTACAGCATCATTAATCGCACTGATGTGCCGACTGAGCCTATCTGGATCCATCCTTACATCATTGGGAGATGTGTTGATGTAAGTTTCATATCCAGCCGAGTTATTAACTAGATTCGCCCAAGCGCCACTGCTATAGACCTGCCAACATGACATGTCTTTTTGCAATGAAACACCCGTAAAATTCGCACAGACCATTGACTTCAAGCCTTCCACCTTGGAGCCATCCATAAACGCTCCACCTAATCCGTAGTTGGAACGAATTGAAACATTGAAAATATATGGGGATGCACTAGCTGTTGTATCCCACGCTGAAGTTGGAGTTTCTGTTATGTCTATCGGACCAACAATTTTATACTCTGTGCTTCTCGTATTGATTAACGTGCTGGAAAGGTCAGCACCAGTGCCGACAGTGGCTTCACATTTAGCGTAGAAAGAATCCAGCTCAGTCTTGCTTGCAAAATGAAAGCCGTCTAATAGATGATGACTGGCCGCAAGGCCCGTCTTATCCATTATCGTAAAACCAAAAAAGTACCCAGTTCCGGTAATTTTTAGTAGCCCTAGTCGATTGCTGTAGTTTGATGTTTCGTCAGCAGCGGGTGGGACATAACTAGGACGCAGCGTGATCTTTCTCAGGTCCGAACCGCAGAGAGAGCAGCCCCTAGGCAGTAGAACTCCGCCAACGGTTGCAGGGTTAAACTCAATTAGCTCCGAAATTGTCGGTGTCTTGGATGCGCCCCAGCTCGTGAGACTGGTGCTGCTACTGCCTGGATCGTTATAGACAGTATGAACTCCGGGGCTTAATACAATGCTGACGCAATCGACTTGGCCTGCATCTGTATAGTCTGTGTACCAGTTTTTGCTGGTGATAATCGCTGCTTCAATGGCAGCCCGGTTGATTGTCTTGAATGGCCTTTGAGGGCTAAATCCACATGTAAGTCGTTGTTTCTCTAAACGTTTTAGTTTTGATGCTAGTAAGTCTGCGCCGGATCCTGTTTCGTAATCGTTGTATGAACCTCCTACAAAATCATCGCTGCCGGTATAAGGGTTCACATATAACGTAAAAGGCGCATTTAATGGATCTGCTTGTGCGGTATCTCCAGGGCTGACAGCAGCATCACCAACAACTTGCTTGACCATATCGGTCAGAGCAGCTAACTGATCGCGAAACTCGCCTTGAGTGCTATCAATATTGGTAAGCGAACCGCTATCGCCTGCAAACTCTAAACTTGCCACGCTGTGCCACCGCTGCTACTTAGAGAAATTCTAGCCGAGACCGTTCACTACTTCACTAGACCGATTTTCTACCCCGGTGATGATACCAACAGCTTGATATCCTCTGTCGTCACGAATTGCACCGTGCCAGCGACGATTTCTGTAGGCCGTAAATTCACGGCGCTTGCAGTGACCAAAACATCAGCTTGGTAATACAGACCGCCCTCAATCGACCCACAGTTGGCCCCGCAGTCGCCATCTCGATCAATCATCCAGAACTGTGCTGTCGCGCTGCAACCTTTCTCAGTCATCAGCAAAAGCTGCATTAGCGCCAGGCCGTTGTCGTGTTCGTTGTCGTAGCACCGCCGATCAATGAAAAATTCAGCAGAGCCGCCTCCAGTGACCAGCGATTTAACCGCGTTGCCAAACTTCTCCGATACTGAGGTCGTGTCAACACTCGGAGCATTCAGCTCAAGACTCCATTGTGCTATGTCGCACAGCTGCTGCCAATACGGCGCTACCTGCCCCCCAGGACTTCTTGGTAGGAGGTTTGCATTGTTATAGAAAAACGTTTCATCATTTGGATTGCCTTCTGGCACTTGATAAGTAGGAGCATCGGCACAAATGCTTATCAACGTAACCGTGTCTTGGGCATCGCTGAATTGATAATCGCCTACAGATGCAACGCAATCCCACACAGCGTTTAGATATTCAGTGTTGCCGTATGGAGAAACTGTGACTGTTCCCCCAACTGGAAACAAGTCGATTCGATTATCCAAACAGCCAGCAAGAGCTGAACAACGGTCATTGTAAAAACTTACGCGACCCAGGGAATCAATATGGATGTAATACTCTCCGGCTGTACAGGCAGGTATAACGTCACCGCCGGAGGTATCACCTGCTCTTGCGTAAAATTGTGCTGAATCTCCGAAATCTCCATCAGGATATTCTTCGAGGTTTGTTTTATAGAACGTATCCTCATTCGATGCGATCTGGGTACGGTTCGGTCCCAAAAACCACTTGCTGCCGTAATAGCTCGCATATCCATCCGGGTTAGGAGGGAATGGGCCGGTTGAGGTCGGCAGGCAATCAACGCTTACATGGTCCCCGTTCCAATAACCTGTCTGCCACGCGGTGTAGAGATTATTGCCAGGATCCAGCGCAGAGTCTGAAATAATGAATGGTTCTGGCGCTGCTCGTTTTAAGAGGAGCTTTCCACCGGTACCAAGGACAGCCATTAAAAGTTACCGTCAGGTTTTCCGTTAATCTGAAAACTAATTGATACCGCCTGCACCGAACCAACTGAGACGCTTGGATTGACGCTCGTAACAAAACCCTTACAACTTATGCTTGTGCCCTCCTGACGATTCAGCACAAAATCAACGGAATCACTTGTTCTGCCGTTATCAAAAACAGAGTTGAGTAGCGCCGCTGCTACGCGATTAGCTGGATCGTACAAAACGGTTGCTGTCCCAGACGTACCCCTCAACCCTTCCACATACGTTCGGTCATAACTTCCAATACATGTATCCTCTAAAACGTCCTTTGTAACACTAAGGCTCCACTCTCTACATTTCCCGACTGAGCTGCCGTCAAATTTCAGTTGACCATCGCTGCCTGTTAAAACTGCCATGTCAACCGTCCAACGTGCCGATTAGTGATACTTGTATTCTACTTCTGTTCGGCAGCACGGACTCAACGGTTGGCGTTTGGCTCCATCTCCAATTGAGATAGTTTGGGATTTCTTCCTCTGGTCCGTTCATACCTTCAAAGATAGTCTCTGGCAATGTCAGGGTTTTTGCGCCACCCAAACTGTCATGCCAGCTCTGAAGGATCGCTTGAGTGTCGAGATCGTCCAGCAAAAACTCCAATGTAAGAGTCGCTTTAAATGCTTTGCTGCCATATAACCGCGTTGTCCCAGCACCGCTGATGCTGGTAAACCGTTTTGTCGGGTATTCACCAGGAGTGAAGCTGCGGCGGGTTGGGCAGATCTCTGGAAAGTCGATACTCATGATTGGTCACCCCCTATCACCCATTTTGACGCATCATCCCAATCCCGTACCAGCTCCGAGATGTCGTCCTCACCCGTTGGGAAGAAGCTGGCCTCAACATCGATGTTGCCCTCTTCGTCAAATGACAGCGATTGGGTTCTGTACGTTTGCGCGTCATTGGTGGCTGTCTTGACCGAGAACACTGCGGGGCCTGGGTCTGTCTTGCCATTGACAACGACCATCGTTCGCTCGGTGGTCTGTTGGGTGGTGCCGTCCCAATACAAGACCGGATAGCTGCCGTTTGGTAAAGCAGGCCAAGATGTGATATTTCCAGCTGCATCAACCGCGCCGTTGCTGGGCTGGTCGTATGAAAATGTCTCCAAACCGAGCTTGAAGACAGCGCCGATGTCTAGCGTTGATCCTGTTGGGGTGGTCTTAAAAGACACGCCATGGGTTATCAGACGCCGACTTCTACATTCCCATTTGCCCCTGTCAATTGCCTGCTGCAGGCTTGTGCAAAAGTCACTTAAATCAATCTGTTCTAGTGGAGCGTCTTCATCAGTGGTTGATTCGCGGACAGTTACTTCACGAACAACAGGGAATAGCCCCTTGTTATTAATAGCAGTTGACTGTCTCTCCTCTCTCCATTTCACGCTGATACGCGGGGCGATCCGCTCTTGTTCGTCAAGATAATTCAGACTAAAACTGTCTTCGATAATGTTGCCTGCTGTGTAGAGCCCACTAACTGTTTCAGGCCCATCAAAATTGGCGACAGGTTGAAGCGCAAATTTACCGTTACGGATTACAAATTCCAGCAAGAAATGAATAGCTGTTTCTGCAGCCCAACTGCGGATGTTGATTTTCTCGACAATCGCTCCATCAAAGAAATATCTGCGGCTTGCTGCCCAGTTGCTGCAATAATCAAAGCTAGCCTTGTCGATCTGCTCCAGGCTGACGATTTTGCCGGTGCCGTAACGCTTGTTGGATAGCAAATCGTAAAGAATGTCAGGGAAGTTGCTTGTGCTATTAATCCCTTCGTTCACGTAAACGCTAAATTGGCTCAGTTGTGTGATTTCTTTGCTGCTTCTAATATTCATGCCAACCATTGCCAAATGGTCATATTCAGGTGTTGCTTTATTGGCCGTGATGGTGTTGACGTAAACAACACTATGTGCAGGCTGACTTGTGGCCTGGCTTGTGATTTCGTTATAGATAAACGCTTCGGCTAATCGCGCATACGCGTCTATGTAAAAGCCCTGAGTTTCACTGTCGTCAAATGGTGGCCCAATCGCTACACCATCAACTGTTCTCCCAACAGGCAACGAGAAATACCCTGAACTCTTGGTGACTTCTTCGCCGTTGTATTCAATCGTTATATCCCCTTCTGAAGATTGATTAAAAGCAGAATGAGCGTCTAAAACAATAAGGTTCTGGTTGCTCCTTCTTACCTCAAAGCTGCTTACAGGCGTAAGACGAAACTCCCAACGCTTTTCTACGCCAAGATCAAACCGGATGTAGTTATACAAGCTGGTGCCGCCTTGACCCCTTACGCCAAACAATGAAGGCAATTGAAAAAAGGTGTTATCGGTTGCGGCCTCTCGATAGGCAATAATAAAAAAGGAATATTGAGTTTGTGGCCCTTGATAGCTACCATTTGAATAATTTACGGTGCTGATTCCATCTATAGGGTCACTTTTGTAATTCAAGCAAGATTGTTCATCGATAATTTGATAAGTTCTTGTTTTAGGTGTTCCATTGTCGTCGTATATGCAATCAGCAAAATTTGTTAGTCCATTGATGTCAATTCCTAACGAACTTTGCAGACCAATTTCAACAACCTGCCCAACTCTTTCTGTAGAGAATGAACCTTCGGCACACCTAAAAATCTGCGCTGTTCTGCTGCATGGATATGTATTGACGGCTGTAATGGCGGGGTTCTGTCCAATGTCACCGTTGTAAACTGACGGGTTTAATTCGCTTTCCGTATATTCATGAATCGTGCCTTCACGCACGACTTTGAAAACCGCAGTTACAGATTGACCGTTATTCAAAGTTGAGCTTTCTATATCTGAAATAAATACTTGGTCTGTTCTATTGGTGCATATTGCCATTGCGCTGCCGATGCGGTATAGCTCGCCAACACTTAAGTTGTCGTCATAGCTATTTTGCCGAGAGGCAATCGATGTTCCCATATCATTTAAGCTTGTAATTGCTTCATCACTCCCGGTGTCACTTGGCGGAACTGGTTCATTAAAATACCCGTTCCCATCTGTCTCTTTGTAGATCTTGAATGTTAAATCTTCGCCAACGGTTGCATCTCTTTCACCGCTAGTAGTGCCAACAAGTCCGCTACGTCCGCAATAGTTTCTACCTTGCTTAGTCCTAAGTCCCTTCTCTTGGCGATTTAGAGTGCAGATTACATCACCTGCGCTGTCTGAACCTAAGTTAAATTCAGTCCTAATAATTGGGTTAGGTTTTAACGGAAAATTGTTCCCTAGATGCCCATACAACCCAAATACTTTCTGGTTTGATGGTGTTGAAGTAAAGCAAAAATTTGGGCCAAACTGTAAATCTTTACCGCGTACCTGAAACACGTCTGAAGCTCCAGCATTTTCAGCATTGCCTGGATCTGAACTGGCTCTTAGCCCTGAGATGTAATCGCTGCTGGTTATTCTTCCGCCGTCTGAAGAGTAGTAAAGGCTGATTCGTCCGGCTTCGTTATTGCTTAACCGATAGCCACCAATAACGTTGTTGCCAATAGCAAATTGATCAACGTCAAGTTGTGGGATTGCTCCCTCTCCTACAAGAAACAATGCTCTAAGCAATTGCCCACCACCGACGCTATACAACTGTGACCACAGCAGGTTTGTGTTGACCCTCACGCCACCGTATGCAATGCCGTCAATTTCTTGGCGGTTGGTATAAATAAGTGGAACAGTTGAACCCAGTTCAACAACATTCTGGACACTATCAAAGCCTGATGTTGGCGTGAACCTGCTGCTGTTCTGTATATCCTGACCCTGGACTGTTTTGGTCTCGTAATCGGGCTGTTTCTGTTGGCGTGGTTTCGGAGATAGTAACGAGGCAATCGCGGATAGAACTATCCCGATCACTAAATAGGCAGCCGTAGTGAAGGGTTCAAACGCCACTGGGTCGCCGGGTTTAATCCCGTTATTCAGCATCGTTTCGCGCATAAACGAGCGATATTGCTTCTCATCCATTCCGGTGATTTCCATGATCTGCCGGTCATGGGGCAGAAGTGGAATCCAATTGCCGTCGTTAGGACTCAGCATTAATTCAGAGAGATGTTGCCGGTAGATGGCAAAGCACCGACTAACGATTGGGTAAGAGTTCGGCGCGGTGCATCAGCGCCAACGGCGTCTAGTGGGCTGCTAAGCCTCACCTGTAGGCGGCTGCTGTCATGCTCAAAGCCAGTGATTTGATACACCTCTGAGCTGTAATTGTCAGTCTCTTCTAAGGTCTCTGGATCGAGCCAAACGGTGTTGATCTGTGCAATCCAACGTTCGTCTGCTGCTTGTTTGAAGACGTTTAAATCTAACTCGTTTACAGCAAATACCATTGATGCTGAGATGTTGGCTCCCTGTAAGTCTAGGGTGCCTCCACTAAACCCAAAGCCCGCAAACAAATAAGGCAACCCCTGGAATAATCGCGACTCTCCAGCGTGAAAATTCTGGAAACGGTAAGGGGTAATGATTCCTTCTGCCTGTTTTAGTAAGGCGTATGTCCCGATTGCAAATGTCATCGTATACCTACCTGGGCGCGGGTGGCTGGGCGGTTGCGGAGATCACTAAAAACTCTTGCCTGAGCATCGCGAGCTGTAGATTTCATACCCTTTGCAAACTGCTCGGCGGTGACATACTCCACGGTGTTGATGACAGTGGTTTCAGCTCGGACATCAATCGGGTTGCTGTTCAGCGAAGCGATGCGTTCGCGCTCCAGTACCCGCTCTTTAGTGTAAGAGGTCGTAGTGCCGATGGCTTCGGCATTGTCAGCAAAGGCATCGTTAGAACTGCTACTCCCCCCGCTTAGTGCATTACGGGCTGCCTCGAATTGGTCGTTGTTGGTGACCGTTCCAGTGACACCGGGGATGAACAGCTCTGGGCCTTTTTCGCCCACGATGTAGGGCTGGTTGCCGGTTACAGGGCCTCCTTTTTCTCTGAAGAGCAGGTCAAGAAGTCCGCTGCCTGGATTACCGCCGCTGCCGATACTGCCAATTGCTTTGGTTACGGCTGCCAGTATCAGAGCCTTGCCGATTGCTTGGAGGATGTCAGCGGCTAATGCCTGGAACGCTTCTCCTAAATTCTCAGTGCCGGATACCGCTAACACCAAGGCGTCGGTGATGCCGTTACCTAGCGTTCCAGCAATATCGGTAGCAAGTTGTTCTACTTCAGTTAAGCCTTTGTTTAAGTTCTTAGCGTTTTCTGTTGCTGTAGCACCGTCAGATACGATCCCAGCACGCGCTCTTGCTATATCAATTAGTTTTCTCTCGATGTCTGCGAGAGCAGCTACGTTTTCGGTGTCAGCTTTTAGTGTTTCGTAAGCTGCTTTTAAGTTATCTAGTCGTGCCAGTTGCCCAGCAACAAGGGCTTCAACTACCTGAACTGCGCGGGCTTGTTCTAGTGTTAGCCCCTCATTTTGTAGTTCTATTAGACGAACCTGCGCGTTAAGTTGGCCTGTTTGAGCCTCAAGTAAGTCGTTTATTTTGTTTTGGCTGTCGATTTTTATGCTGTCAGCTGTTGCAAAAGCAGCTTTTCTTTCTGCTTCTTTTGTTATATCAAGAGTTTCTAGTTTAGCGGCTAGAAGTTCCCGCTCTTGTTCGATGGCTTTTTGTGTTGCGCTGTCTATACCTGCAGTAGATACGCCTCCGCCACCTACGGATTCTAGGGGGTTTAACTGTTGAGGAGGTTTAGCATTCGCTAAGTCAGACTTTGCGTTTGTAATTGCATCTAGTATAGTTTGAACTTGTTGTGCTGCTTCAGTCGCTCCAAAGGCTTCTAAGCGTTCTTGCTCTACTTTTTGTTCCTGCTCCAGTACGTCTAAGCGTAGTTTGGCTATGGCTACTTCTAGATCAAATCTATTAGAAGCAGTAACTTCATTAGCTCTAGCAATATTTAAGTTAATGTCTTCTATTCTGCGGGCTGTTTGCAGGTTTAGTTTGGATACTTGTTTGGCAATGTTAGCTTTGAATCTTTCTGCAGCTAGCTCTTGTTTTAGTACCTCAAAAGCTGTATCGCGTTTTAGTTTTGCTTTTTGTTGTTCGGCATTTAACTCCGACTCGGCCAACTTGTTGAAGCCTTGCTGAATTATCTGATTGTCTGCTCTTAGAGCAGCGGGCGTTCCAGTGGAAGCATCTCTACTAGCTTGCTCATTCAGTAGGTTTCGGTTGGCTGCTTGTAGGCGTGCTAGATCGTTGGCTGCACGTTGATCCTCTAGTTGGTTTGCTTTCTGGATGCCTTGTATGCGTAAAGCTAGTACGCGCTGCTCTACGCTTTCGCGAAGATTGGCTAGGCTTTCTTCGTATGACCTAACGATATCAGCACGCTGCTTGTCGTAATTTGCTTGAGCCCTGGCGCGATCTTTCTCTGCTTTTAAGTAGGTGTCAGTGATATCAAATACTGACTTCTTTTTGTTTAGTCTGTCTAGCTGTCCGTTTAGTTTTTTGATGTTATTGACTGCTTTGTCTTGAGGGCTTAGCTTTGCAGGGTCTAGGGTTTCTGCAGGTTTGGTGCTAGGTAGCTCAGTAAACTTTTTAATGATTGCTGCTAGCTCTTCTTGATTGCCCGTTCGTATGCCAAATAGTGATCTGTTTTCATTGAAATTTTTGTTTACTTCTTTGTTGAATTCTTTTCTTTTTTCAGGGGTTAATCGTTCTTGTAGATTGTTTATATCGGCTATATTTTTATAGTAGTCGGCGCTTTCTTTTAGGGTCTCATTAACTAAATTGAGAAAGGCGGTTAAAGGACCAGCAACTAGACTCTGCAGTTGGGTGCTTAGTTCTGCGAAGCCTATCTCTGCTTGTTTAGTTGCCTCGTTCAGTGCATCTAAACTTTGGACACCGCTTACTCCGATGCGTTCCGCAACCTTATCGCGGATCTTAGCGTTAGCTTCTTCTACATAACCTAGTTTTATAGCGCTCTGTATTGCGTCTGCTGTAGTTCGGTCAAATAAACGAAGGCTTTCGTTTAGCTGTTGGAAGTTTTCGGATGGTCTGGCTAAAGCTTTTGCTGTTTCTTGGGCACCAGCTATTAGTTCGTCAAATGCAGTACCTAATGCCGTTGCAGTTAGAGACAGGCCAAAACCTAGGTTGCCTCCTGCAAAGCCGCCCGCTGCACCGCCTGCCGCACCACCGACTGAAGCTCCTACGCCTTGGCCGAACAGCAGGGGAAACGCACCACCGATGAGGCCGCTGCTTAAAGCATCTTGACCTTTCCTTTTCTTTTGGCGGAGTCTTTCAACTCGTTTGTTTCTTCTGCTTACCTCAAAGCGTCTGTCTAGTCGGTCTTGACTTACCGACCGCGTAGCTTCTTTTAGTTCTTTGTTTACTTTGTCTAGTGCAGCGCCAAAAGCACGGAACTCTTTGGAGCCAATTTCAGCAGTCTCAACAAGGTTTTTAAAGAATCTTGAGGCTTCCTGCAGGTCTCTAATAGTGTTTGTACTGAATCCTTTAAACGGTTGCCCAGGGATAGCTAAAGCTCCGCCGCCTCCACCACCTCCACCACCTCCACCGCCTATGCCAGCTGCACCTCCGCCAGTTCCACCCGCTCCAGGTAAAAGCAGCTGGCCTCCTGTTCCACCAGCGCCGCCAAAAGTGCCACGAAGCAGTCGGCCTATCTCAATAATGCGTACCTTTACTAGGTCTAACCCGTCTAATAGTTTTTCCGTAAAGACAGTTCTAACTCTTACTTTGTTTAATCCGTCTAAAGCTTTTTGAGTGTTAAGTACGCGAACTCTAACTTTATCTAAACCGTCTAGTAATCCTTTTGGATTAAAACCTGTTAGCTTGTTGCTAAAATTTAAATTGTTTATAAACCTGACTTGTACCTTTTCTATCTCAAGTAGTAAGGCGCTTGCGTTCTTCAGTTGTTTTATTAGTGGAGCGAGATTTACACCTGCTATGTCTCCCGTTAATGTGGCGGCAACTGCGAGACGACCAGCAAGCTCCCCAACTGTTTGGTTGGCGGCTTTGAGGTATCCAATAAGTATCTGTACTTGTCTAGGTAGTTTTGATAGTGCGGCGCTCTCAATTTTTTCTAGTTGCGCGTACAGTCTGGCGGCTGCTTTTTCTGCTGCCTGTAGACCGTTTACTTTGACACTGACTTCAGCGGCTTTCCCTAGTTTGTTTAGTGCTTTATCTACCCTATTAATTTTGGCTAGCGCACGGTTAGCCTTTACGTCTAGATTAATATCGGCATTAAACTCCGCCACAGACTGCCTACAACACTACGTTCCAGCAGTCTAACGGCGCTTACTCTTGGATTTTTTCATGGCTTTGTCTTGCTCGTCGTTGAGGTGACCGAAGTAGGCGCTCCAGAGCAAGAGTTCTTCTTCGGTTACTTCTTCGAGGAGTTTGCGGAGGCTGTAGCCCAGTTCTTTGGCTACTCCCATACAGAGGA